CAGGGGCTACTGTATTTGGGTCATTTAAAGTTGCTTCTTTAATAGGGACAAGTTATATTAACGATGCTAACACAACGGTAACAGATTATAATAGTTTTACTTTAACATTACCAAGTGCTGCAACAGGCACTGCAACAGGAGGAGGATTTAATTGTGTTATTAGTCCTCTTAACATAGAGAGTTTATAATGTCAGGAATTAAAAAATACGATTACACTACGCTAAAACAAGCCATTATGGATTATACTGAAGTTAGTTCTGATATTTTTACAACTACTATTTTAGATGGTTTTATACTGTCTGCTGAAATGAGAATCTACCAAGAGCTTCCTATGGACTCTGCAAGATTTGTTCAAGAAGGTACACTAGCTGCAAACGATAATACTATTAATGCGCCAGCAGGATGTCTTTTTGTCAGAGGAATTGAAGTTTTTGAATCTACAGCTAATACTGAAGGTAACGGAAAATGGTTAGAGAAAAAAGACCAAACTTATTTATCAGAATTTGTAGATAGAAAATTTGGACCGGAAGGAACTATTCAATCTCCTACAGATACTACTAATTCAGTAACCGGATTTCCTAAATATTACGCTATGTTTGGAGGTGCTGACAATACTACAGATACTTCGTCTGGAGGGATGTATATGGCTCCTACGCCTGACGCTAATTACAAATTTAGAATTTATTATAACAAAATGCCTAATGGTCTTGGATCTGGGACTGGTTATAATAACAACACTTATTTAAGTACTTATTTTCCACAAGGTCTACTATATGCATGCCTGGTGGAAGCTTTTGGGTTTTTAAAAGGTCCAATGGATATGTTGACATTATACGAACAAAAGTATAAAAATGCTATACAACAGTTTGCAGGAATGCAGCTAGGAAGACGAAGACGAGACGACTATACTGACGGTACAGTTAGAATACCAGTTAAGTCACCGTCTCCATAATGAGGAGAAAATTTTATGGCTAACACATCAGCAATTTGTAACTCTTTCAAACAAGAGGTATTAGTAGCAACACACAATTTTACAGCTTCGACTGGAAATACTTTTAAATTAGCTTTATTTGATTCAAGTGCAACTTTAGGTGCAAGCACAACAGCTTATGCTACTTCTGAAGAAATAACTGGAACTGGTTATACAGCTGGTGGAAAAACTATTACAAGTGTAACACCTGTTTTAGACTCTTCAACAGCAGTCTGTGACTTTGGAGATGTCTCTTGGACGTCTGCAACATTTACAGCTAATGCATGTTTAATTTATAATTCTAGCGCATCAAACAAAGCAGTTTGTTCTGTAGCTTTTGGAGGAGACAAATCTGTTTCTTCTGGAACTTTTACAATTCAATTTCCTGCCGCAGCAGCTACAACAGCTATAGTTCGTATAGCATAAGGAGGAAATCCTTATGGCCATTGCTCAAACGTTCACCGTAACGGTAGCAGGCGGTAAATACTATATTGATGGTGTTCAACAAGACACCGTAATGATCGGAGCCGGTCTTACTTATAAGTTTGACCAG